CGTATTGACCTATTAAAGCAATCGCTTCCAAGGATAAAAGTATAATGTAAAATATCATTCTTGGATCTTCATCAAAAATAATATTTCCTAATGCATATATTAAAAATCCTATTAAAATAATTTTTATAATTTTTCTCATACTTCCCATTCTCCTTTTCTAAAGCACAACGTTCTTGATGTTCTAAAATCACTATATTCCCTTTTTCAATATTGTGCAATAGAAAAACATCCTGCGGCATTTCGCTGTCAGGATGTCTTCTGAATCTTGTATGTTGAATAGCGAGCCGCAGGTTTTCCGCCTTTGGCTCTAGTTTTATTATATCTGTGCTTTCTGTGCTTTTTGTGCGTTTTTCATATAATCATCAATTTTTCTGCTCACTCTGCTTCGATCCATATGTACAATCTTTGCAACCACTTGCTGGGATACCGACTTACGACCATCTATGTAATAGATTCTGAAGATCCTCCTTGTCATGCTGTCCTGTATATCGTCCACATACTTCTCAATCTCTTCACATTCTTTTTCAAGAACTTCCTTACGCTTCCAGTCTCTTGCCTGTAACCTCTCATATTTTCTCTGATCAAACCCAACCACACTCTGTGGCATTGGATAGCCTTTGCTATAATCAAATACTACATCATCAAATCGGATTTCCAACGATTGTTCAATGCATACTCAAGTTCCAGGATCTCATCTTTCTTGCTCCTGTACGCTTCCAGTCTTTCCTTTGTCATTGTCTCCAATGGTATCACTCCCTATCTTGTATTTTCTGGCTATATATCCAGTAACATCTCCATGCCACAACTGCTGCCCCTGTGCTTCAATCAGATTACCTGCTTGGTATGCCGGCCGATGAAAGTCCTTGCTGGTTTTCGGATCTGTGACCATATCGGTGAGTTCGCCGTAATGGTTCTGCATATTTGCCTTGACTTCTGCTGGGGACTTTCCTGTGTCTGTACTTCGTTTCAAGTGTTATCACTCTCCTTTTCCTATTTAGGGCATAAAAATACCAACCACCGAATATTGATGGTTGGTAGCAAATTATTTATATTTTCTTTCTGACACCTCTTGTAAAATAATATTCATGACAACAAGCAATCCGTCTTTTTCTTGATTCTCAAGTCCCATTTTTCTACTTACATCATGCCCAAAAGTAAGATAAGAATGCGGTGCAAAAACTTTTTCCCATTCATCTAAATCATATGGGCATCCTTCATATACTAACCTGAAGCAATCCTTGTATTTGTCAACCAAATAATGAACTAAATCTGCATTTTCTAAGTGCTTTATCACTTCATTCACACTTTCCGTTTTTCCCTCGGATATAATTGACAATAAGTCATATCCAAGCATTTCAATTCTATCGCTTCCTTTACCTACTTCTACAACACTCATAGTATTTCCTCCCATACATTTAATTTATACGGAAATTATACCATTCCAACCATCAATATTCAATTGTCAAGGTACTGTTGTTTTAGCTTTGTTTTACATTAAGCTTTGTTTTACACAAAGCTTAATTACTTGCTAGACATCTTCGCTAGTCTGTACTTCTCTTTTTTACCTTCTCTCCAATCCAGTAGCTGACCGCATCCACAGCAATATGTTTTCAAAGCGGTTTGTATTCCCTCTTGTATTCTACGGCACCTCGGACAATATGGCGCTTCTCCGATATGGTAAATCGTTGCCCTGCGAACTTTTATTGGAACTTCCTTCATCATAGCATCTACTGCTATCCTCTTCGCTGTTGGATGTGTCCAGTCTTTCAATGATTCCGATTGCATCTTTAATATTCAACTTTCTTTCTCCCTGCTATGTAATCCAAAGACACATTATATGTATCTGCATATTTGATTGCTTCTCCTAACGTCAGCCCTTTCCTTCCTGTTTCAAGATCTTGCAGTCTTTCCTCCTTCATGTCTAGCTTGACTGCTGCCTCTTTTCTTGTCAGTCCTCTGATTTTTCTTAGATACTTCAGACGGTTTCCTATTGTTCCTACCGGTCGTAATATAACCATTGTAATCAATCCCTCCTTTCACGTCCCATGCGCAAATGTCGCAATCCTCAGGACATACATTTGCCTTTATTGCTCTTTTGCACATCTCCATTCTTGTTCTTATGTCTTCCTCGTAGTCCTTTATAATTCCAAGTTCCCTTAGAATCTTATAAAACAGCGACTTTTTTCTCACGTCTCTTTTTTCCTTCCGTCGTTCTTTCCATTTCCGCAGCCACTCAAGCTGTGCTTGATCCTCTTTCTCTTGTCTTGTCATTTTCCACCTCGCTTAATCTGTTCCATGCACATTCTCCTCTTCTAACAGTTCAGGGTTGTCAAATACGTTGCCTACAACTTCCATCTCATTTAACTTGATGTACGTGTCCGTAAGTGGCATCGAATAACAGAACGGCTCGCATTTACTTAATTCATCCGTTGGAATCACTTCATAATGCCATCCAATTACACTGTCTATTGCTTCTTCGCTTTCCACTTCTATGACGTTAAACTCTCCGAATACTGCTTTTACAAGATCATTCGGATTACCATGGCACATCAAAATGTCGTTTTCCCATATTTCCTTGTCTTTTAAATCAGTCAAATTCACATATCGGCAAATCGTATCTTCATCAACCAGAAATTCACCCTTAAGGCTTTTATCGTAGATATGATTCTCGTCACTAAGATAGCCATGCGCCCATGTTCCATTAAGATGTTCGTTACTATCCATTGCATGAATATGTTTCGCTCTGAAAAGTATTTCTCTATTCATAATATTCAACTGCCTCCAACTTTTTTCTGATTTCTTCTCTGATATTTTCATGCAACTCATTTAAATCCCATCCGTCAGCGTATGTAAATAATATATCTTCACCATCTTCCGTAAATGGTAAACCTTGCGCTACCCAAAACTTTGTACAGCTATCAAAACCAGTATCTTTGAAAATCTCGCAGTTATACAATTCTTCTAACTGCTTTTTAGAATATTTATTCTTCATCTCTCCTACCTCGCTTAACTACCGGAATATCCGAGAATACCACCGTAGCCCGCTCGTTTTCGGATGCCGCTACAACCACAATCTCTATGTCATCATATCCAAGCATAAATTCCGGAATGAGGTAAATTCCGTACTGCTCGACAGCTCCGTGATTATTTCTCATGTAGTTAGATACAAATTCTAACTTTTCATCCAACAGATTGTGTGCTTCCTCTTCATCGTACCGCTTTGTCAAGTGTGTGATTGCCTGCTCTATGCTCAAGCTTCCTGTCCACCAGAAAAACGGCTTGATTTCTTCGATATGCTCAAACTTGCTATCTGCTATAGTCTCTTTCATCTGTTTCTCTCCTTCTGCTTCATCCACCTTACGTATTTTCTTGATATATTCGCGAAATGTCTGGATTGTTGAAAGCACTCCGTCATAAAAAGGATCGATTCTTTCATGCTCTGCAATTGTTGCTTTTGTTTCCTCTTCTGCCTGATCCAGCCAGTCAACCAAATCTTTCGCGTCTCTTTCTGTCATATCTTCTCCTTCTTTCCATCTCGTCTCTTTCTTCGCAGTACATTAATCCCACGTATTTTCCATAACTCATTCCTTCCTGTCTTGCTTTTGCATTTATCTCAGCCAGTTCGCTTTTCCAAGCTGTTAATCTCTGTCTTTTTGGCACTTATCTGCTCCTTTCTCCTCCCTGCCGCATCCAGGGAGGAAGTCTTTGTTATCATGTTGCAGTATTGTGACATACTTTTATCTCCACGCCATTCAGCGGAGGTAACTATAGATAATTTTTCTTATATCTCGCCATCCACTCTTCTCTCGTATGTGTCTGCTCATATTCTTTCTGTGCTATTCTGCAGAGCAGTTCCCGCATTTCTCGGTTATTGTGGACCGCTTCCGGTCCTTCTTTGTGATGATTCCGACACAGATCTACCTTGAGTCCATCTGCCTCAGATAGTTCGCGCTGTCCGGATCCGAACATGATGTGATGTTCCTCTGTGTACTTCTTGGAAGAATCGTCATAGAGTATCAAACAGAGATAGCAGACTCCCTTTCTACTCTTGAGGATGCTCTTTTTATGTGATTTTCTTTTTTTCTTACTGACTAATTTTGGAAATGCCATGTCTGAATAATCGATACTCATAATGTGATCGCCTTATTTCTTACTGAGTTTCTCTCCATTTTCATCCACCTCTGCTTCTAACCATTTCTTCCAATACTCTGCCGAGTTCAACATCATGTGAGGCATCTCTTTCACGGATGCTGCCATGTACAGTGCCATCTTGTATGATTCCATTGTCTTCATGTATTCCCATCTGCTGCCAGTTGGATGCTGTTCTGAGTTATCCACCTCTTCTAATTCTGTTCCTGTCTCTGTGTTTATCGCATTTTCTTCGACCGTCTTCGAATTATCCACACTGTTTTCCACACTTTCAGCCATCTCAACGGTCGCACCGGTGCAATCCGGCTCTTCTCTCTTTATTTCCGACGTTTTTACTGGTTCAGGAAGCATTTCCGGAAAATCTTTCTCAATCTCTGTCTGACCTGGAATATCGTCCGGAAGCTCTACCGGTTTCTCTTTTTCCTGTTTCTGTGCCTTTGGTGGTTTTGCTTTAACTACCTTTGACTCTTTTCTCTTCTCTTTCTTCGGTTGCACTGGTGCAATCTGCTCTTTTTCCGGATACTGCTGCCCGAAGAGATCTTCCCAATTCTTTTTTGCGTCTTCCTGTTCTGTGATGAGCACAAGATATCCTAAAATGTCACTCCATGCATATCTTTCTTTTAAACTCTGCCTAACCACCTGCAGTATTACTTCGTCTTTCTCATCATTCAGGTATAACATGATTCTTCCACAGCCTTGCGGTCTTACGCTGTAAAGTTTATCCCCGTCCGGTGCTAACACCTCTTTGATCCGTCCTGTTCCTATGCTTGTTCTGACTGCCTCATGCAGTTTTAGATACAGTTCCGGTTCATCCATGCAGATCTGATGGATTGCCTTTTCCAAATTGTCGAGTTCTTTCTGTTCTTCTTTCTCGCCTTCCAAAATGACTTCGATATCTGTGATCTTCTCTTCGCTTTCTATCTCTTCTTTGACTGCCTGGATCTCTGACTTGCTGTATGCCGGTGTCAGCTCTTCTGCTACACTTTCCGGAAGCGTCAGCATTAGTGCCAGCTTCGCATAGCCGAATCCTTTGTAATGATCTTGCAATCTCGGAGAGTATCCCCCCTCCGAAAATCTGTCATTGATCCTGATATATCTGGATACCTGCGTGGCTTCAAGCTTGTATTCTGCCCACGCAAATTCATTGACATTGCTGTATCCTGAATCCTTTAAGATATCGGTATCTCTTCCTTGCTTCAGCAGATATCCAGTCATGACAAAATCTTCCACCGTTCTGTTCAGTACGGTATTCATTGCCTTTTTGTATTCCTCATAATTTTGATATTGTGCTAATTCCATCAAACTGCCTCCAATTCTTCTGCTTCAAGAAAATCTTCTGCTAATCCTTGTAGGACTCTTGTGTTATTCTTCTCTTTCAGCTCTGCTATGTTTGCTTCTCTCTTGACCTTGCTGATCTTGGCCAGTTTTCTGTCTTCCTCTGTCAGACGTTTCCTGATTGCTTTCTGCCATTCCTTCAGAAAGACTCTGATTTCTTCAATTCCCGGCTCTTCGTCGTAGTAGCTTCTGTGCTGTCTGATTGTTCCTCCCGGTTCTACTTCGATCGTGTAAAATGGTATTCCCGGTGCTCCCTGTCTTCGCAAAAAACAGATGTAGGTCTCTCTACTCTCAATTCTGTCAAAGTATCGTTCACTGCTGCCGGCACAATGATGCAGCGCACGTCCTTCTTTTACGATATCCACCAGCGTGTTCGGTACAATGATCTTGTATTCTTCATTCTCGTATTCGTATCGGCTTTTAATCTCTTTCAGAATTCCTTCCGCTTCCGGGAACTTCTCTCGCATCTCCTGCGCATAAGCTTCTTTTCCTTCCGCATTGCTTTCCAGCTCTTTTAGAATCTGTATCTGTTGCTGATCCACAACTACCTCGTCATGTCTACGTTTTAACTCTCTTGGCCGATAGACCATCTCATCTGCCATATTCTTGTTGCATGCCTTGCACATGTTAAGATAGTCTTCGTATTCTTCCAGTACTTTTTCTGCTGTCAGATTCGGATACTGCTCTTTCTGCTGCCTTTTGATGTAATTCATGAGTTTCTGAGGACTCATGTATTTTTCAGATTCTCCCATATCCAGCGGACGAATCCTTTTTTCTATCATCCACTCGACCGTCTCTTTCGAAATTTTCTTTCCTGTCATGTCAGAATACTGCATCCAACGCACGTACTCATTTCCGCCGTTTTCATCCCGGATCCGGTTGATCTTCTGACGGTCATTGATGCCGAACATCTCTTCTATGCTCTCTGCATAGATGTTTAACGGACCGAAATACGTTGTCGGATATCCTGGATATTCTGTATTTCCTACGGTATCTCGCAGAAGATTCCAAAACCGTCCCTTACTCAGATATTCTATTTTCTCCGAATATCCTCTGATTCTTCCTGCACCGCAGATCAGTCTGTTATAATTCAGCTTTCTCCCTTGCATTGAGAGGAATCGCAGGACATTGGAGGCATCTTCATAGATAGTTCCAGCCAGTATTTTTCCAAATTCTCCCGGATAGAGATATCCTTCTCTTGCCCTTAGATTTCTCCTGTTGCCCTTTGTCCATCCTTCCAGATAGTCCTCATAATAGATCTTATAGGCTTTCTTACTCGTCCCATTTGTCCACACCTTGTACATCAGAATCCGGATCTCATCCTCAAGCTGTACATAATGTCTGTCTCTTTCCCATCCAACAGTTGCGTCTATGATTCTGAGCACACTTGTGTCTTCGTCTACTGGTTCTAACAGATAGCAGCTCTCCGTTTTCTTCACAATATGGTCTGTTCTTGTTTTGGCCATTACCAGCTTCCCACAATTTGGACAGAACACCATGTCGTTATGCCTGATCTTTTTCCCTCCATCTTGTCTCTGGATCTCTGCTGCCGTACTTGCTTCTCCACAGTTCGTACAGGTATATTCTTTCGTATTCCGGTCACGGAACATATAATCTTCCCCGGCAGATCTCTTGAAGAACCAGCTCCGCAGATCTTTTGGCGCATCCGGAACTTTTCTCATCACGTCCATCAGTCGTTCATGTCTGTTTACTGCTGTATTCCATCTGATTTTTCTGTTATACTCTCCCTCCAACGCTCTGATTCTCTCCCAGCCGTTATTGTCCCACGACCTCTGCTTGATCAGCTTACTGAGGCGTTTCGCATCTTTCGTTTCCAGCTTTGGATAATTCTCATACTGTCTCCACTCCCAGTTTCGCCACTTCTCATTCAATGCAGACATGATAGAGCCTTTTCTCCATCCGTCCTTTTCTCTCCAATACTCATGTTCTCCTGTCTCATAGTTGATGCAATATTTCGTCAGTAGTTCTCTGTCGAAAAATATATTCAGAATAAGGACTTGTCCCAGTTCCTGTAATGTCGCTACATGTCCCTCCTCTTTGGTTTTCAGCGGTTTCAGCCGTTCAATTTCTTTCCGTCTCATACATGCACCTCCACCCATCTCCTGTCCGGTGTCAGCGTGTAATACTGGGAGTCTTTCGTCTGCACATCATCCACTTTCCGGATGCTTGCTGCGATAATCTCTCCGTCAGCATTTTCAAGGATCAGTCCGATTACGGTTCCACGATTTCCTGCTACGACCGGGTTTTTGCCTCTCGCAATTGCAATCTTATCTGTTCCGATCGCCTCCGCATCATCTTCCTGTACACACACTCCGCTAGTGATCACGCGCCAATCTCTTTTTGGATGCTCAATAATGTATCTCATTGCTGCGAATGCGATTTCTGTCAGATTCAGCTCTTCTTTCAGTGTCAGCTCCGTGGATACGACCATTGAACAGCCCTCTTCTTCGTCTATGCTTCCGCCTGCCTCGCACCGGAAGAAACGGTTCTTTCCGTCAAGCGTGTACCAGTTCAGACAATCCAGGATGTATTCTGCCGCATGGAATCCCGTGGATCTTGTCTTACTTTTCTCTTCCGTGTAGGTCTTTCCCTGTTCATACTGGAATGTTCCCTTTCCGTGGGTTGCCTGCAGTTTCTCATTAAATCCCTTGTATACGATCATTTTTTCTCACCTAGATAGTACTCTCTCACGATCTCTTTGATCTGTGCCTTTCCTGGAATGCTAATATACAGTGGTGGTCTCAAGCCTGCTGCCTTGGTGATTCTGTCATCTAACTGTGTCTTTTCCCCGAACGCTTTCTTCAAGATTATTGCCATGCAATCTTTCAGAGATTTTCCTTTCCTTCTGACTGCAAGAGCCATTTCTTCATTTTCCATGCAAGATTGTTTGATGCAATCTGTCCAGTCCTTCAGTGCTCCTTCCAGTTTCAGGTCCTTCGCTTCCAGTTCTAGTTTTCCAATAGCCGCAAGAATCGGTGTCGTCAGCTCTTCAATTGCACCGGTGCAAAAGTCCTCTGCGTCTTCCGGATCCAGTCCGTTCTCCTCTGCGATTGTCTTGATCGCTTCTAAGTCTCCCTCTTCCAACTGTGCTTTGGCCGCACGGTTGATCTCCTCGTAAGAATCAAATTCTCCAAATTTATCAAACATCTTTATACCTCTTTTCCTTGTAAGTACGCTTGTAGCGTCTCCTTATACTCGCTGTTTTTTTCATACACAATTTCTATTTCGTGTTCTGTGCTCTCTTCCAAGAACATTTTCCACAGATCTTGATTCTGTATGCCTTTTCCATCTGATTTCTTCCACTCTGCTCGTCTCCACTTTTCCGGATTATCTGCCAGTATCATGTTCTTGATGTACGTGTTCCTCGTGTAGAACACAACTCTGCATGGTTCTTTAAGCTTTTGCAGTGCATAGATCATTGCCAGAAGCACGCTGCGGTTATAAGTTGTTCCTTCCTCTTCTCCTTTCATGAATCGGTCTTCAATATCTCCGTTTCTCCTTGTAAATGTTAAGGCTGCAGCATATCCTCCTCTCTTTGGTGCTGCCGGTCCTGTGATCGTGGTTTCTATGTAGATCTTCACCGTCTTCATTCTTCAAATCCTCCTGTTCAACCGGATCAATGTGTATCTCCGGTACTTGAACCCAGTGGCCGGATTGATTCCTTCATAGCTCTTGGCAATGTAATAGCCGTTCTTTTGTTTGATCTCTTTTGGCCATCTTGCCAGTTTTTTCTTCTTTGGTGGTTTCAGTGGCATGTTCCGCGAAGTGCTGTAACTGGATTCGCTGAGTCTTGGCTTGTCCCTCTTTCCATCCTCCCTCTTTTCTCCCACCTTCTCGTTTTTGGTAATGTAGGATGCGAGCTGTGAGAAATCCTCTTCGTAGTATTTGCTTTTCTCCAGTTGTTCTGCATAGATTCCACCATGTGGCCAACATTCCTCTACCCAGCGGATTGTATCCCGGCATCCGGTGATGACCATGTGAACGTGCCATGCTCCCTTGGTCCCTTTCTCAATGTTCCGGATCCAGCGCAATTCGATCTGTTCTTTCTTGTATCTTGTTCTTAGCTTACTTATCAGATTCGTGAAATCCTTCTTTGCTTTCGCCATGTCCGGAGGTCTCTCTTCTACCTTGTACGTCAATGTCAGGAAGTAGTCTCCCTTGCCAAAGTACTCCAACAATCTGTGTCTGGCTGTCTCTGCTTTATTCATAGCATTCACCACTGCCATCTGCTCCGGTGTCGGCTTTCTCTTCTTTTCTCTTGGCAGTCCTCTTGCTCCATACCTGCCATCATGGTATTCCTTTACCTCCAGGATGTCTCCCTTCCGGAAGGTGTGTGTTACTCTCTTCGTAGCCATCGTATACCTCTATCTTTAATATCTTAATCGAGTATTAAAATGGGGCAGAATCCCCGTTTTTCTTGACTTTCTGCCTCACAGATGTTAAGATAATATTGTCTTTAATATCTGCGAGACAAAAGTCTTGCATTCAACACTTCCGTTACCTCCGGAAGTGTTATTTTTTTATCTGTTTTTCCAGTGCCTTTGCGATTGAATTCAGCGCATAGAAGCTTACTGATACAGCTAGTCCGATCAGGACGCGCTCCAGCGTTGACTCCGGTGCAACAACTGATACAGAATATGTGATTGCTGCTCCGGAAGCGTAGAAGATTCCTGCAAGCATTCCAACTCCTGTGATAAATCTTGTTCTCCAAAGGCTCATTCTAATATGATGTAATCTCCTTTGTTCTTCTTCCTGGCGTACTCGTCCGCTTCTTCCCATGTCCCAGAGCAGCAGCCCAGTTCCTGTGTTTTCGTCCACCTGATAATCCATATGTGGTCTTTCTCCCTTCTTCCTCTTTTCTGGCTCATTTCTCATTCTCTGACATAACTCTGTCCAATCTATTCATGAGGAAATCTTCGTACCGCATCCGTTCTTCCTCCGATCTCAGATCTGGATAAATTGCCATCCGGATCAGCTCTGCTGCCTGTTCCCCGGTGAACTGCCAGTCCTTTTCCTTTTCAATCTGCTCAATCAGGCTGGAACGGAAAAACTTGATCTTCACTTCCCTGTTCGGAATGTCCTGCAATTTTCCCGGGATCAGACTCAGTAACCTTCTTTTGTATAAAGCAAATTCTCTCTGTTGCATGCTTGTCCTCCTTTCCACCGCCTAAGCGGTTTTATCCTTTCTTGATCTCAGATGCTCGTTTATGATAGTTGATACATCATTGATCACTTTTTCATGCTCTTTTTCGCTTTTCCCCAGATAAGCTGAATCATCGAATTTATATGTGCATCCGCTTTCTGTCTTTTTGATCTCTACGATCACCTGCATCACCTCCTAGAAAAGTTTATGTGTTACAGTTTGTACTTGTTGCTATTTATTCCGTAATCTCCCATGATTCAGAAAGTAGCTCTCTCGTTGTTGGTTGCCATCCTTTGACCGGGTGGCTTCCATCTAATTTCATTAATGTACATGTCCCTGCTGTCTCCACTTTTACCCTTGCAGTTGGATTTTCTCTCATGCATTTTTTCTCCTGCAATGCTTTCTTAGATGCTTCGTAGATATTCATCTTTCCTCCCCCTCCTTCTTGTCTTTTCCATTCTTTTTCTTTATACTGTTTACATAAATATCCCAATATCACTACAAATGAGGTGTTCACTTATGCAAATGCTAAACAGAAATAGTAAACGTTTTATCAAATTTCTTAAAAAATCGTCCCCTGATTTCGATAATCGTGTATTCACATATGATTTCATAGAAGATAATTACGATCGACCAATCGAATCCGTCTACGCCACCATCCGCTTTTTAAAGAACAATGGTTTCCTTGAAACGGCAACTATGAACGAAACACCTATAGGCATCATTCTTACAGAGCAGGCTGTTTATTATATGGATTTTATTGCTATTGGTATAAAATCTTTCTTTTTCAGAAACATCTGCACACCCATACTTGTTTCTTTTATCACTACACTTATCACTTTGTGGTTAAAACAACAGTTATGATCGCCGTTACCATACTTAAGAAAATGGTCCATATCATTTCCATGATTTGGTTATTCCGTTCTTCAATCCAGTCTGGTTTCTTTGGTTCTTCTGAAATATATGTAATCTCAACGCTTCTGCCATGATCCTTTTCTTCGGATCTTGGCATTTCTTTATTTCCATTATTTTGTTTTGGCATCTCTCCCTACCCCTTTTCATTTCTTATTCTTTTTTCTCTACCAGCTCTTCTTTATAATCTCTATCTTCCTCGTAAGAAAACATATCTCCAATATCACACTCTTCGTACACTTCTTCTGTGGTGTAATATTTCGCTGTATCATATTCCCCCTCATCATTCTTTTCTGTTGCTTTAATCCAAATGCACCATCTGTCCGGATAGTGATAAAACATCGGAATATAAGTCGTATAAGATGATTTTCCATTTGTATGAATCATCGGAGTCATTATCATAATTGTTTCTTCTGGCTGATAGTCTTTCTTGTAAATCTCACCTTCTGTTATTTTGGAGCTGCATCCTGTCAATAAAACAGAACTCATTAATATAACAGCTATGTATTTTTTCATTTCTTCCTGATCCTATCAAATCTGTTTTGCATTCTTAGTCCACAGCAATTTTTTAACACTGATTGCAAAGAAAATCTCTAATCTACTTCTCTTATTACAGAAGCATCTCCTGTACACTCTTTTGTTCTATCCAGTATTTCAATTGCTTCATTTCTTGTTAAATTTTCTTTGGCGAACTTATTTATAATGTATTTGACAAGTTCGCCTATTTTTTCTCCTTCCAACAGTTTTCCATCATTCATGACTACATCACTAAACTCAGGCAACTCTTCTCACCTCTCTTGCTATTTTCTATTTCTTCTCCTATACTTTCCTTACGGACTCAAATCACTCTTGGGAGTATGACATGACAAAAGAATTGAAATAATAGTGCTAATATTGAAACAACCAGTGCTACATCTGAAACCGTTATTTTTGACGGTTTCTTTTTCTTTCTATCTTTTCTCATCTCTTCTCACCTCACTTCCTGTCTACGCTCTTGTTATTTCTTCCCTTTTCTCTTATACTTTCTTACAGGCTCATGCCAGAGCCGAGTACAAAAGAAAGGAGTTTACTTATGACATTAAATCCGGATTGTGTTCGTGATACTCTCTTTTTTCTTGAAGACCATTTATCCATAAATTCCGAATTGGAATTTTCAACTATTGACATTTACGAACTTGACAAATCCCTCAACTACCCTATTGGCGAATTATCCAATACTCTGCTTGTACTAGATGATGCTGGTTTCATTCAGTCATACCGCTGTGATTCTGATGACAGTATAGAAGATCTCAGCATTTACCGTATTACCTATTCTGGCTATGAATTTATTGAACATATTCGTCCAGAAACCGTATGGGATAAGATTAAAAATGTTGGTACTAATGTTGGGAGTCTTTCCATTGACATAATTTCTCAAATTGCAGTCAATGTTATCACCCAGTTAATTAACGGCTAGTTAGGTCTTTAAGCAGATTTCTTACAACGAAATTAATACATACACGCATTTCTTCTTTATTTGGATGTTTGTATTGATTTTTTTCGTTGTAATAAATCAATGCTAAGGTTGCTACCCTCCATTTAATCCAGTTACATACTGAAACTAAAATGATTATCGTAATAAATACTTTCATCTCTTCTCACCTCACTTGCTATTTTCTATTTCTTCTCCTATACTTTTCTTACAGGCTCTCGCTAGAGCTGAGTACAAAAGAAAGGAGTTTTCTATGCTTACTAAAGATTCAAAAACCGTTCTTTATCATCTATATAAAGAATATTGTGTGCGTCGATCCAACGGAATTTCGCGCAGCAATGCAAAAGAATTTCATTCGTCTGAATCTGTTCAGAAGTTACTTTTTCCTGACTGGTCTGTTTCTGATGTTGATGATTGTATGTGTGAATTAGGTAGAAACGGCTACCTCAGTAATCATCACGCCAGCGATCTTATTTATGACTCAACACTTACTGACAAAGCTATTGTTACTATGGAAAATCAGAAAAAAGAAACTCTTCTTAATGTTGTGAATTTTCTTACCCAATTTATTCCGTAATTTCCCATGATTCAGAAAGTAGCTCTCTCGTTGTTGGTTGCCATCCTTTGACCGGGTGGCTTCCATCTAATTTCATTAAT